ATTTAAAAAGCGCATGGAGTTTCCTGAGCTAAAACAGAAAGCGTTTGAAGAATGGAAAGAGTGGGAACCAGACGCTATGATTGTGGAAGCGAAAGCGGCAGGCTCGCCATTGATATTTGAGCTTCGAGCGATGGGTATTCCTGTCCAAGAGTTCACACCTTCTAAAGGTAACGATAAAATAGCGAGACTAAATGCGGTAGCTGACTTATTTGCGAGTGGGCACGTGTGGGTTCCAAACACAAGTTGGGCAGAAGAATTGGTAGAAGAGGTCGCAAGCTTTCCGTCGGGCGAGCATGATGACTTGGTAGACTCGATGACGCAAGCCCTGCTGCGGTATAGACGTGGCGGCTTTATTCGGTTAGAGTCTGATGAACCCGACGATATAAAGTATTTTAAATCCAAGCGCACCGCTGGGTACTATTAAGGATAAATTATGGCAGCTAATATTGACAAAGGTTTGTACGCAGCCCCTGAAGGGATCGAAGCTCTTGCCGCCGCAGAGCCCGAGATTGAGATAGAAATCGAAGATCCTGAGTCAGTCACTATTGGCATGGATGGTCTAGAAATAGTTCTAGAGAAGGAAGAAGAAACAACCGACGAGTTCAACGCTAACCTTGCCGAGTACATGAGCGAGGGCGAGCTGACAAAGTTAGCGGGTGATTTGGTTGGTGACTTTGATTCGGATATTGGCAGTAGAAAAGACTGGATCCAGACTTACGTTGACGGCTTAGAACTTCTTGGTCTAAAGATTGAGGAGCGCACAGAACCTTGGGAAGGCGCATGCGGTGTGTACCACCCCCTTCTCTCAGAAGCCTTAGTCAAGTTCCAAGCAGAAACCATGATGAGCATGTTCCCAGCAGCGGGACCGGTAAAGACCGTCATCATCGGTAAAGAGACTCCACAGAAAAAAGATTCGGCTGAGCGTGTCCAAGATGACATGAACTACCAGCTTACAGAAGCAATGCCAGAGTTCCGCCCTGAGCATGAGCGCATGTTGTGGGGCTTGGGCTTAGCAGGTAATGCGTTCAAAAAAGTGTACTTCGATCCAAACTTAGATCGTCAAGTGTCGATGTACGTCCCTGCAGAAGACATCGTGGTGCCTTATGGCGCGTCTGACTTAGCTTCCGCAGAACGGGTCACGCATGTGATGCGCAAGACCGAGAACGACCTAAAGAAACTACAAGCAGCGGGCTTTTATCGTGACGTGGACTTAGGTGATCCGGACAATACGCTTGATGAGGTCGAGAAGAAAATTGCTGAGAAGCTTGGCTTTAGAGCAACAACGGACGACCGTTACAAATTACTAGAGATGCACGTGGACCTTGATTTGCCAGGCTACGAGCATAAAGATGAGGATGGCAAACTTACTGGGATTGCACTTCCTTATGTAGTGACTCTAGAAAAGGGTAGCAACACCATTTTGGCTATCCGCAAGAACTGGGAGCCAGATGATGAGACTTATAAGAAACGTCAGCATTTCGTCCATTATGGATACATTCCGGGCTTTGGTTTTTATTGTTTTGGCCTTATTCATCTCATCGGCGCTTTTGCTAAGTCTGGTACTTCTCTTATCAGACAACTTGTCGACGCTGGTACATTATCGAATCTGCCAGGTGGCTTTAAAACCCGAGGACTGCGAGTTAAGGGAGACGATACCCCGATCGCCCCAGGTGAGTTTAGAGACGTAGATGTGCCTAGTGGCACAATGCGTGACAACATTCTGCCGCTTCCATACAAAGAGCCAAGCCAGACATTAATGGCATTGCTCAATCAGATCGTTGAAGAAGGTCGTCGCTTTGCTAATACTGCTGATCTGCAGATCAGTGATATGTCCAGCCAAGCTCCTGTTGGCACAACCCTAGCAATCTTGGAGCGTACGCTCAAAGTGATGTCTGCTGTACAAGCTCGCATCCACTTCTCAATGAAGCAAGAGTTAAAACTGCTCAAGCACATTATTGCTGCGTACACACCAGACGAATATCCATATCAGCCGGTCGAGGGATCAAGGTTTGCTAAGAAGTCTGACTACGACAATGTGGACGTTATCCCTGTCAGTGATCCTAATGCTTCAACAATGGCACAGAAGATCGTCCAGTATCAAGCGGTCCTCCAATTGGCACAAGGCGCACCACAGCTATACAACTTGCCATTACTGCATCGTCAGATGCTAGATGTGCTCGGTATTAAAAATGCCAGCAAGCTCATTCCAATGGACGAGGATCAGAAGCCAACAGACCCAGTATCTGAGAACCAGAACGTGCTCAAGGGCAAACCGGTCAAAGCATTCTTATATCAAGACCATCAAGCCCACATCACAGTTCATATGTCGGCGATGCAAGATCCAAAGATTATGCAGTTGCTACAGAACAACCCAATGGCTGGGGCGTTGCAGAGCGCTATGATGGCGCACATCAATGAGCATCTGGGCTTTGAGTATCGCAAGCAGATTGAGATGCAGTTGGGTATGTCCTTACCTCCACAACAAGATGCGTCGGGTGAAGACGTCAATATGAACCCAGAAGTGGAAGCTCGTCTGGCACCAATGCTTGCCGAAGCTGCAACCCGTCTGTTACAACAGAATCAGGCGCAGGTGGCTCAGCAGCAGGCTCAACAACAAGCGCAGGATCCGATCATCCAGATGCAACAACAAGAGTTGCAACTTAAGATGCAAGAGCAACAACGCAAGGTTGCTAAAGATGCTGCCGATGTAGCCCTTGAGCAGGAACGCCTAGCGATTGAGGGTATGAAAGTTGAAGCAGATGTGAAGAAAAACGCCGATAAAGTGAAGTTTGACGCTCTCAAAACCGCTGCGACAATGCGCAACGAGAAAGAGAAACTGGTCGCTAATGCCGGAATGGACCTATTGAAGGCTGAGCTGACCCCACCTAAACAAACCCGTAAAGGAGACTAATGGACGCATCTGATGTTCTAGTACAAGCCCTAGACAAAGAAGTAACTGGTAAACGTGACTGGATAGCCTCTGGACAAGCAAAGGACTACGCCGATTACCAACGAATTTGTGGTGAGATACACGGTCTGCTCATTGCAAGGCAGGAAATATTAGACCTTAAACAAAAAATGGAGAACTCAGATGAGTGAAATCCTTATCGGCACAAATCCCGATAAACCCCAAATAGTAGGATCAGTAAATTTCGAAGCCACAGAAGCCGAGAAAGCAAGACAACTCCCAATCCCGCAAGGATACAGAATACTTTGCGCAATTCCAGAAGTCGAAGAAGCCTACGACAGCGGGATCATCAAGTCTGATGAAACCCGTCGGTATGACGAGCTCTTAACAACCGTGCTGTTTGTGGTTGATATGGGCCCTGACTGCTATACCGATAAAGAACGGTTCCCAAACGGTCCTTATTGCAAAAAAGGTGATTTTGTTTTGGTTCGTCCAAACGCTGGAACTCGCCTAGTTATCCATGGTAAAGAGTTTAGGATTATTAACGATGACTCTGTGGAGGCTGTAGTTCAAGACCCACGTGGCATCACCCGTAAATTCGTTTAAGGAGCCCACACAATGGCTGAAATGGAAAAAGAGCAATATAAGTTCCCTGATGAAGTAGAAGATCAGGGTAAACCCTTAGAACAAGTTGAGGAAGAGCAGCGGCAAGAAGCTGACGGTCCTGAGCTTGAGATCGAAATTGAAGACGATACACCCCCTGAAGACCGTGGGCGTGAGCCTACTCCCAGAGAAGTTGTACAAAAGCTTGAGGTAGATGTAAGCGAGCTAGATCAGTACAGCGAGGACGCTAAGAAGAAGATGATCCAGATGAAGAAGATCTGGAACGACGAGCGTCGGGCACGGGAGGCAGCTGAGCGTGAGCAAAATGCCGCACTTGACGCCGCAAAACGGCTTCGGGAGGAAAACGAGCGTATTAAGAGCATGCTCTCAAAGGGTGAGCAAGAGTACGTCGCTGCGATGAAGACAACAGCCGACTTACAACTTGAAATGGCAAAGCGTTCGTACAAAGAAGCGTATGACAACGGTGATAGCGAGGGCATGATGAACGCCCAACAGGCTATTACTAATGCCACTCTGCAATTAGACAGAGTAAAGAATTTTAAAATGCCCCCTTTACAAGAAAAGGAAACTGATGTACAAACACAGGAACAGTACCAACCTGCTGCTCGCCCTGATGACAAAGTCATGGCGTGGCAGTCAAGGAACCCCTGGTTCGGACAGGACGAGGAGATGACAGCATCGGCATTAGGCTTACATGAAAAGCTAAAACGCCAAGGTGTCGTGGTTGGATCTGATGAGTACTATGCCGCACTGGACAAAACCATGCGCAAACGCTTCCCAGAAAACTTCGACGAAGATCTGGAAATGCCAGTACCCGAAGAAGTAAGGGAAGTGAAAGCTGCTGACAAACCAGTAGTTAAACCGTCCACGGTAGTTGCACCGGCTACTAGGAGCACAGCCTCCAAGAAGATTAGGTTAAAGACGTCGCAAGTTGCGATCGCCAAAAAACTTGGTCTAACGCCTGAGCAGTATGTCCGTGAACTTATGAAATTGGAGGCCTAACATGGCTAGTAATAAATTAACTCGTGAGCTAGAAACCCGTGAATTTTCGGAGCGTCCTAAACAGTGGATGCCACCAGAACTTCTCCCCGCGCCAGACAAACAGGCTGGGTTTGCTTATCGCTGGATTCGTACTTCAACCATGAACCAGGCTGACCCACGTAACCTTTCCGCCAAGTTGCGTGAAGGATGGGAACCTGTAATGCTAGAAGAACAACCTCAATTCAAACTGTTAGTCGATCCCAATAGTCGTTTTAAGGACAACATTGAGATTGGCGGTTTGTTGCTTTGCAAGTCACCAGAAGAATTTGTAGATCAGCGTAATAGATATTACTCTGCTCAAGCAGATGCCCAGATGGAGGCTGTAGACAACACTCTTATGCGCCAGAACGATCCTCGGATGCCTCTCTTTAATGAGCGGAAGACGACGAATAGTTTTGGAAAAGGTGGTTAATTTTTTTAATTTAGGAGATTTATTATGGCTTATCCAAGCGTAACTACTCCATATGGCTTAGTCCCAATCAACAGCGTAGATGGCAAACCCTACGCTGGTGCAACCCGTCAATTGCCAATTGCAAGTACTTATAACACTGCAATTTTCAACGGGGATATTGTGGCTGTAGTCGATGGTGGCACTATTGCATTATCAGGCGTTACAGACGACTCTACAACTTCCGCTGCTAACTACACCTATGGTGTGTTTGTTGGTGTGCAGTATGTAAACAGTCAAGGTCAAACAGTTCAAGCTCAGTACTACCCAGGTAATGCTGCTGCTTCTTCTGCTATCGCCTACGTTGTTGACGATCCTATGGCTGCCTTTAAAGTAGCTGTTGTTGCCGCAAACAGTGTTGTACAGACTGTTAACCAAAGCGTTGTAGGTATTAACTTGGCAGTCCAGCCAGAGTCACCACAAGGTAGCACTACTAACGGTAACTCTTACACTGGCGTTCTTGTTCCTACCAACAACTTAGGTAATGCAGCGACTCTTCCAGTCCGTTGCGTTGCTGTGGTTCCAGAAACTGCTACCGGCACAAATGCCTTCACAGAAGTTATCGTGAAGTTGAACAACCCACAAATACTCCGTGCAACGGGTATTGACTACGCCGCTTAAGGAGCTAAAACATGGCTATTTCTCGCGCCCAACTACTTAAAGAGCTCCTCCCAGGCTTAAACGCTTTGTTTGGTTTGGAGTATGCTCGCTATGGTGAAGAACACAAAGAGATCTACGAAACAGAGACCTCTGAGCGTTCCTTCGAAGAAGAGACCAAGTTATCAGGCTTTAGTGCCGCTCCCGTCAAGAACGAGGGCAGTGCAATTGCTTATGACAACGGTCAAGAGGCTTGGACAGCTCGCTATACCCACGTAACGATCGCTCAAGGTTTCTCCCTCACGGAAGAGGCTATTGAGGACAACTTGTATGACAGCCTATCTGGTCGTTATACCAAGGCGTTAGCTCGTTCCATGGCGTATACCAAGCAAGTTCGTGCTGCTTCTGTATTAAATACTGGCTTTACCGCTTCTACTGGTGGTGATGGTCAGCCTTTATTCAGCACTGCACACCCACTCGTGTCTGGTGGTACAAACTCTAACGAGCCAGCTACTGCCGCTGACCTTAACGAGACTTCCTTGGAAGCCGCCGTTATTCAAATCAGCTTGTGGACAGACGAGCGCGGTTTGCTCATCGCTGCTAAGCCACGTAAGTTGATCGTGCCACCCTCACTACAGTTCGTTGCAACTCGTTTGCTAGAAACCGAACTCCGTGTTGGTACCAACGACAACGACATCAATGCACTCAAGAACAATGGTTCGATTCCAGAGGGTTACACCATTAACCACTATCTGACCGACACCAATGCTTGGTTCTTGACCACTGATGTACCTAACGGTATGAAGCACTTTGTTCGTACACCATTGCAAAACTCAATGGACGGGGATTTCGACACAGGCAACGTACGTTACAAGGCTCGTGAGCGTTATTCCTTCGGATTCTCGGATCCGCTCGGAATGTTTGGTTCGCCAGGCGCTTAAGTACTACCCCCCTTGTTACTTCGGTGACTTGGAGCCCCTCTTCGGAGGGGCATTTTATTTGTGTGAAACACTTGCACAAAGTTAAAAAAGTAGTAAGATGACACGAACTGGGTGAATCGCTTATCAAACCGCCCCAGCGGACGCATACACGATTGATAGGCTGAACTTTGTATGAAGGACAATTTATTATGGCAACATCTACTACCTCCTCGGTATGGCGCTCCACAGGCGGCGATCAGACCCGTACAGCAACCGCTGGCTCTATGGTCATGGCTGCTCAATTCTTTATTTCTAACTGTGCAGCAACTGCAAACGTAACTAACGCAGATGGTTCTGGGGCTCTAATCCTCCCAGCCGGCGCTGTTGTTACCGATGTTTCCCTTACTGAAGTTGGTACTGGTAACATTGACTTAGGGTTTACCCCACTAATTGGTGTAGGTCCTGGTCAAACAACCACTACTGGCACTAACGTTCCTACTGGTTTTGGTATTGACGTTGACCTTACAGCCCGTATTAACATCACTGTTGGTACAGCTACTGTAGGCGGTGCGTCTTTGGGTAACGTAGCTAATGCAACCAACTTGGTTGTTGTAACTACCGCTGCTAATACCTCTGCTTCTGGCAACTGCTCTGGAATTATTCGTTATTTCGTAGCTGATACTGGCGCAGAAAACGTCTAATAGGAGGCTCTTATGGGCATGCAATATGACGTAAAAGCAACGGCTATAGCTGCTGGGCAGACAAACGCCGCAGTATTTGCTGGTCCTGCTCGTATTAAGGGCATGGTCGTTGCGATACCTGCTGCTGGTGGCACTTTAACTATTCGTGATGGGTCTGGGGGCACAGTTCGTTTTAGCTTTGTAGCCCCTGCTGGCGATGCTACTGTGACCAATATTTTGGTTCCGGGAGAAGGTATTCGTTGCGATAGCGGTATTTACGCAACCACCCCAGCAGAAATGCCTGTAACGGTGTTCTATGGCTAAGTCCCCTGCCTGGCAACGTAAGGAAGGCAAAAATCCCGAAGGCGGTCTAAACGCCAAGGGGCGTGCCTCCTATAACGCTGCTAACCCTGGGAAACCGGGGTTAAAGGCTCCTCAGCCAGAAGGCGGTTCAAGACGCGATTCGTTCTGTGCCCGCATGAAGGGTATGAAAAAGAAGCTGACTTCCGCTAAAACCGCTAACGACCCAGACTCACGGATTAATAAGTCCTTACGGGCTTGGAATTGTAAAGAAGGCGGGGCTGTTCGTGGTGGTGGATGCGAAGTCCGTGGCAAGACCAAAGGGAAAATAGTCTGATGGACCACATTCTAACTATTGTCGTAGCTGCTTGGTCAGGGCTTTTAACTGTATTTTTATCCGTATTAGGTTATATCGTGAACGAAAAATTTAGCAAGATTAAAGAGCTAGACGATAAACTCAATACAACAAGAGTGGAGGTAGCTCGTGAGCACATTACTCGTGAAGAAGTTACAAGAATTACGGACCACATTGATGCAAGGTTTAACCGCCTTGAAGCAAAAATTGACCAACTTATTCAAAGCAAACTAATAGGAGCTTGAAAATGAAACATTCAGATATGAGCAAAGACATGCCAATGATGAAAAAAGTAGCCTCGGCTGCTGTTAAAGGGCACGAAAAGAAAATGCATAGCATGGCTAAAGGCGGTGTAACCCGTGCTGACGGTTGCGTTATGAAGGGCCACACCAAAGGCAAGATGGTTAAGATGGCTGGTGGCGGCAGCTGCTAATGACTAAGCCTGTAGAACCCGTTAGCCCAGCCCCGAAAGTCGGGGAAGGGAAGTCCTTTCTTGAAAGGATGGAACGGGGTATGAAGAATGATGACCCTGAAACTAAAAGACTGTTTGCCGAGAAGTTAGAGAAGTACGTTAACGAAGGCAAAGCTTTAAACGAAGCTAGGAACGAATACAAAAAAGTTCCTGCTTTATCCAGAGCAGGCGGTGGTGGCGGTGGTGGTGATTTCAGTGGTATGAAGGGCTTAGACAAACCGTTTAAAGCTGGTGGCAAGGTATCTAGCGCTTCTAAACGGGCTGATGGATGTGCTATTCGAGGGAAGACAAGAGCATGAGAGCCAGTCGTGGAATGGGCGCAATTAGCCCTTCTAAAATGCCCAAGGCTAAGGTTATTAACCGCACGGATAACCCCGATGCGGTGGATATGTATGCCAAAGGTGGTAAGACTTCTAGCGTTAACAAGGCTGGTAACTATACGAAACCTGGTATGCGCAAGTCTTTATTTGAGAGTATCAAAGCGTCGGCTGTGCAAGGCACTGCGGCGGGTCAATGGTCAGCTAGGAAGGCACAACTCTTAGCTAAAAAATACAAAGCAAAAGGTGGAGGTTATCGTGGCTAAGTTTCCAGATCTAAACGAAGATGGAAAAGTAACTCAGGCAGACATCCTTAAAGGACGTGGCGTTGCTATGAAAAAAGGCGGCAAAGTTAATTGGATCCAAGATGCAATTAAGAAGCCTGGTGCTTTAAAAGCATCTATGGGTGTTAAGAAAGGCGAGAAGATCCCCGCTAAAAAGCTTGCCGAAGCGGCTAAGAAGCCTGGCAAAATGGGTCAACGTGCGAGATTAGCGCAGACTTTGTCTAAGCTAAAGAAGTAATGCCGTTTATCTGGGATTGGATTTGGGAGAAATTAAGTGGCGTTAGCAAAACCGCAACGGAGCCTAAAGGCTTGGGGGGACCAGAAATGGACAACCAAGAGCGGAAAGCCGTCGTCCGAAACAGGCGAAAGGTACCTGCCAAAAAAGGCAATCCAGTCGCTAAGCCCGCAGGAGTACGCAGCAACAACAAGAGCAAAACGAGCGGGCAAAGCGCAGGGAAAACAGTTCGTGCCCCAGCCAGCAAAAGTAAAAGCAAAAGTAAAGCCGTTCCGAAAGGTTAAATAATGTCCACTACAGGAACAACTTCCTTCAACCTAGACATGAACGACCTCATTGAAGAGGCGTTTGAGCGTTGTGGTCTTGAAGTTCGGTCTGGTTATGACTTCCGTACTGCACGGCGGTCTTTGAACCTGCTTACCATTGAGTGGGCAAACCGGGGTATTAACCTTTGGACGGTTGAGCAAGGGCAGATTCTAATGAACACGGGGCAAGCTATTTATCCTATTCCTGTGGATACGATTGACCTCTTGGATACCGTGGTGCGTACTAATAACGGTCAAGGTAATAATCAGATTGACATCAACATTAGCCGCATTAGCGAGTCTACATACATCACCATTCCTAATAAAAACGCTACAGGGCGTCCAATTCAGGTCTGGATTAACCGACAGTCAGGTAACGTCGCAAACATCCCACAGGCTGCTTTAAACGGCGCTATTGACGCAGATGACACGACCATTACCCTAGTTAATGCTGCTAACCTCCCAACTCAGGGGTTTATCAATATTGATAACGAGACCATCGGCTATCAGAACATCGTAGGAAATCAGATCCTAAACGCTTGGCGTGGTCAGAACGGCACAACGGCGGCAAGCCATTTAACGGCTGCAGAGGTATATGTAAATAACCTCCCTTGCATTAACGTTTGGCCTACTCCTAATCCACCTGGAACCCAATACACGTTTGTGTACTACCGCATGCGTCGCATTCAAGACGCTGGTACGGGCGTGCGCACGGAAGACATTCCATTCCGCTTTATACCCTGCATGGCTGCTGGTTTGGCTTATCAGTTAAGCGCCAAGATGCCTGGTGTTGACCCAAATCGCATAATGATGCTCAAATCTGACTACGAACAACAGTGGACATTAGCAGAGCAAGAAGACCGGGAAAAAGCCCCTATTCGGTTTGTGCCACGTAACTCGTTTTATTACCGATGATATGCCATGCCAAGTAGATTTGCTTCTGGAAAATATGCAATTGCCGAGTGCGACAGATGTGCGCAGCGGTATAAGCTTACGGAGTTAAGGATACAGATATTAAAGACAAAGCCATATCAAGTTAAGGTTTGCCCGTCTTGCTGGGATCCAGATCAGCCTCAGTTATCTCTAGGCTTGTATCCTGTAAATGATCCACAGGCGGTACGGGAACCAAGACCAGACGTGAGTTATTTAGTATCAGGACAAAGTGGCTTGCAGATTAACGAGACGGGTATTGGCCCAAATGGGTTTGGTAGTCCAGAGTTAGGTAGTAGGGTGTTTCAGTGGGGTTGGAATCCAGTCGGGGGTAGTAGAGGACCTGACGCAGGTTTAACTCCAAATGACTTGGTACAACAAGTAATTGTTGGTACAGTAACGGTAACGACAACTTAAGGAGTTGAAAATGGGATACAAAAAAGGCGCTGACGGAATTACTAAAACAGGTAAAACCGAAGGTAAAAACTTAGGTGACTCTGGTCCATCAATAGGTATTGAGAAGGGCCCAAAGAAAAGCACAAGCATGATGAACAAGAACATGAAGTTAATGGGTCGCAACTTGGCTAAAATAGCTAATCAAAAAGCTGGAAGAGGTCGATAATGGCTAAATTTTCTATGAAAAAAGGCGGTAAGGAAGTAGGACCTGCTGAGGTCTACGCTGCACCGCACACAATGGATGGCAAGGCTACCAACGTAATGGCAGATAGCACTACCAAACCTGGTAAAGATAAAATTAACCAGATGAACATGTCTGTTGCTGGTGTTAGTAAGGGTAACTATGCTCCTATTAACCCATACGGCGTTGGTGTAATGCGTGGTTATGGCGCTGCTACCAAAGGTCGTAAGATCAGTGGAAAGATGGGCTAATGAACTACCAGCAGTTATCTGAAGCAATCCAAAGTTACGCTGAGTCTACAGAGCAGTTATTTGTATTCAACATTCCTAACTTTGTCCAGCTTTGTGAAGAGCGGGTGTACAACGCCGTTCAGATTCCTGCTATTCGTAAGAATGTCATTGGTAACTTCACTCAAGGCGATCATTATTTGGCGCTCCCTGAAGACTATCTAGCCTCGTTTTCCCTTGCCGTTATTGATGCAGATGGCAACTACGAGTATCTGATTGATAAAGACGTTAACTTTATTCGCCAAGCGTACCCTAACCCTAATGATGAGGGGCTGCCAAGATACTATGCGCAGTTCAGCCCATATACCTACATCATTGGCCCAAGCCCTGATGCGAACTACCAGACAGAGCTGCATTATTACTACTACCCTACTACGATCGTACAGGGCGGTATTGCTGGGTTTGGCACTATTGTGGGTGGCGCTGGCTATACCAATGGCACGTATGAGAATGTGTCTTTGACTGGCGGTGATGGCTCAAATGGTACAGCCACAATTACTGTATCAGGTGGTTCGGTAACTGCTTTGACTTTAGTTAATCCAGGATTTTTATATCTTGTTGGTAACTCTTTAAGCGCCGCTACCTCTACAATAGGTGGTACTGGAAGTGGATTTTCAGTACCTGTTAGTAATATTCAAAACGCAGCTGGCACTTCTTGGCTAGGCGATAATTTTGAAAGTGTTTTGTTGTATGGTTCGTTACGTGAGGCTATCATCTTCCAAAAAGGTGAACAAGACTTAGTTGCGTATTACGAACAGAAGTACCAAGAATCCTTAGCGTTACTCAAAGACTTGGGTGATGGTAAAGATAGACGTAGTGCTTATCGTGATGGACAATTACGATTACCTATACCTGGACCCGTTAGATAAATTTTTAGGAGCAAAAAATGGCAATTACCCAAGGCATGGCAACAAGTTTCAAGGTTCAAATCTTGAATGGTCAGCACAACTTTTCAGCAAACACGTTTAAATTAGCCCTGTATACCAGCTCGGCTACTATTAACGAGAACACAACTGCTTATTCAGCAACAAACGAAGTGGCTTCTGCAGGCAACTACACTGCTGGCGGTAATACTTTGTCTGTTAGCGTAACCCCAACAAATACTGGCAACGTAGCTTTCGTCTCGTTCTCAAACACTTCTTGGGCAAATGCAACAATTACCGCTAACGGCGCTTTGATTTATAACGCTAACTTGTCTAACGCAGCTGTTGCTGTATTGGCTTTTGGTGGTGATAAGACATCGACCAACGGTACTTTTGCAGTGAACTTCCCAACTGCGGACGCAAGCAACGCCATTATTCGTTTGACAGCTAGTTAATTAGGAGAGCCTTATGGCTTTGATTCTGAAAGATAGGGTTAAAGAAACTAGCTCTAGCTCTGGCACAGGCAGTATTACGCTTGGTGGTGCATTTCCTGGCTATCAAACGTTTAATGCCGCCATTGCTTCTGGTTCTACCGTTTACTACACCATTCATAACTTAACCGCCGGATTTGACGGCGAGTGGGAAGTTGGTCTTGGTACGTTCACGTCCCCAGCTACACTGGCTAGGACTACGGTTCTTTCTTCGTCTACAGGATCAGCAGTTAACTTTACCGCTGGCGCAAGTGGTCTCGAGGTATTTATTACCCAGCCAGCTGAAGAAGCGGTATACATCAACCAAGCCACAGGTTTAGTAGAAGCGTTTGGTAACGGTGCAAATACTATTGCTTTTACAAACATTAATGCTTCTAACGTAGTCATGGTATCAGGCACAATTAGCACCAACGCTGCTAATGCCACGGATATTACCAATAAGACTTACGTTGACGGGCTTTTTTCCACAGGCATCACGTACCACGACCCTGTTCTTGTTGAGTCCCCAACGGCTTTAATTGCCACGTATAACCAACCAGGTGGCGCAGGTAACGGCGTAGGCGCTACGCTGACCAATAGTGGTTCAAACGTAGCCTTAAGTATCGATGGTGTGTCATTATCTAACACAGCTCGCGTTTTGGTTTATACCCAGTCTAATGCCGCCCATAATGGTGTTTATACGGTTACTAATGCGGGTGCGCCCGATGCTCCTGGTCCTGGGGCTGCCTGGGTACTTACTCGTGCTACTGATGCTGATACCTTTGGACTTGCTAACCCTAATCAGTTGGGCCAAGGCGACGCATTTTTCGTACAGTCTGGTAATACAGGCGCTGGTGAGACTTACATTTGTAATACCGTAGGCACAATTACGTTTGGCTCAACCAACATTACGTTTGCGCAGATTAGCTCTTCCCAGATTTATTCTGCTGGTACGGGTCTTACCCTTGCCAACCTGGCATTTAGTATTTCTAATACAGCCGTTACAGCTAATACTTATGGTAACGATGGCGCAGTTGGTCAGTTTACGGTTAACGCACAAGGCCAGATTACCAATGCTGCTACGGTGTCTGTTAACGCTTCGGCTATTTCAGTAGGTACTTTAGCAAACGCTAGAACAACCGCTTCAGATGCAAACGGTGCTTCAACCATCGTAGCTCGTGATGCGACTGGTTCGTTCACTGCTAATACAATTACAGCAACCACGTCTAACGCTACGACCTTTAACGGCACGACAGGTAACTTCACCAATATCTCAGGCAATGGTGTATCTCTAACCGCCATCAACGCGTCTAACATTACTAGCGGCACAATTGCCAATGCTAGAACAACGGCTTCAGATGCAAACAGTGCCTCCACGCTTGTTGTTCGTGATGCTAATGGCGCATTTGCGGCGGGCAACGTAACTGCAGCAAACTTTATTGGTGCTGGTGCAACCATCACTTCTATTAACGCAAGCAACATCTCGTCTGGAACCATCGCAAATGCTCGCACTACTGCGTCTAGCTCTAATGGGGCTTCTACTATTGTTCAGCGTGATTCTGGTGGTAACTTTAGCGCTAATACTGTAACAGCTGCCGTTATTGGTGATCTGTCTGGCGGCTCAAATATTAATGCGTCTAACATCGCTTCGGGGACTATTGCAAATGCGAGAACTACTGCTTCCTCTAGTAACGGCGCTTCTACTATTGTTCTGCGCGGAGCTTCTGGTGAATTTGCTGCTGGGGCAATAACGGGCGCATCTTTCTCTGGTAACGGTTCTGCCATTACTGCTATCAACGCTTCGGCGATTACTACGGGAACCTTAGACAATGCCAGGACTACTGCTGCTTCTGCCAATGGTGCTTCCACTATTGTGGCTCGTGATGCTGGGGGTAATTTTAGTGCCAATACGATAACGGCTACAACTTTCAGCGGTTCTGGCGCTTCTTTAACTAATATCCCTAATGGCGCTTTGGTTAACTCGTCTACGACTATTAACGGTACAGCTATTGCTTTAGGCGCATCTGGAACTATTACTGCAACTGCAACTAATTCATTGACTTTTGGAACAGGCCTTTCTGGCGTTCCTCCATTTGCCACTTCGTATAACGGTTCTACAGCGGTAACAATTACCAATAGTGGCGTATTAAGTTTAGCTAACGGCGGCGGTATTACTGCAAGCACTTCTACTGGGGCTATTACTTTAGGCTCTACTGCTAATTCGGCTAACGGAGCGTCTACGATTGTGGCTCGCGACTCTAATGGATCATTTACTGCTAACGTAGGTACGTTTACTACAGTTAGTGGCGCTGGTGGTGGTTTGACAGATATTAATGCCTCGAGCATATCGTCAGGCACAGTAGCCACAGCTCGTCTTGGTTCTGGTACAGCTAACAGTTCTACTTTTTTACGTGGCGATCAAACGTATGCAGTAGTTTCTTCAGGTACGGTAATCCCTGCTGGTACGGTTATGTTGTTTGCCCAAACCACGGCGCCGACAGGATTTACTAAAAATACGACTACAGGTGATAACTCAGCGTTGCGGGTTACAACGGGTACAGCAAGCACGGGCGGTTCTGTAGCGTTTACTACAGCGTTTGCAAGCCAAACACCTACTGGCTCAGTATCAACTACAGTAAATAACCAAACTGCAACGAACCAAGCCCAAACAGCAACTAACATAGCGACAACAGCAACTAACCAGGCTCAAACGGCAACGAACCAATCAATTACACCAACTGGTTCTGTATCTATTACAGCAGTTGCAGGTAGTGCTGGCGCTACAACGCTTTCTACACCTCAAATCCCAAGTCACACCCATCCTGGTGGAGTTAGCAATACACAAGGTTTTGGTACTGGCACTAAATTTGAACCTTCTGGTTCAGCTTTTGTCCCTCCAGCAGTTGCTACAGGTGGCACTGGTGGTGGTGGTAGCCACACTCACCCATTTAGCTTCTCAAGTGGTTCTGGATCGTTTACTGGTAATGCTGTCACTGCACTACAAAACTCGCACAATCACACGCAAGATTCACATAACCATACGCAAAATTCACATAATCACACACAAGATGCTCACAATCACACTGCGTCAAGTTCGTTTACTGGTAACGCAATTAACCTTGCGGTTCAATACATTGACGTCATTCGTGCAACTAAGGATTAATAATGGGAACAATTAAAAACGGCACGTTTTGTCCGCTAATTAAAAAAGACTGCGTTGGCCTTACCTGTGCCTGGTATACCCGTGTGCAAGGGTATGACGTAAATACTGGGAACCAAGTAGATAGTTATGAATGTGCAATATCGTGGCTACCTATGCTTTTAATTGAAAATTCTGGGCAGCAGCGCAGTACTGGAGCGGCGGTTGAATCATTTAGAAACGAAATGGTAAAGTCAAACGAAAAAGCCCAGCAGCTTTTACTAGCTACCGCAGGTATTGTGCAGGTGCAAAACGAGGACCAACCAAAATTAATTAGGAGCATTGAAGAATGAAATTAACTATTATTCCTATCGACAACACAGTCTATATAGACGGCGTTGTGAAACCTTGGGGCATAAAACCTCTTGATTTAAGTAATTGTGGTATTCCTTCTGATGTTCACGCACTCCAATGGGATAACGGAAGTGGTTGGATTGAATTTAAGGATCCAGTACCTAATCAAGATATAACTTCGCTACCAGAATGGGCAAATGCTTGTGTGGAGACTTGGAATCAGTGGACTCCATATGTGCCGCCACCAACCCCACCAGTAGATCCAACTATTCCAGTAACAGAAATTTAAGCTATGTCTAGTTATCCAGTAACTAAAATATCTTGTGTTGCTAATTTATTTAGTAGGATGATGCACTTTCAAAAAAAGGGTGACAAAGAAAATGGTCATTCTCATGTGTTCAATCATTTAACTTTATTAGCAAAAGGTTCTCTTGAAGTTACTGTTGATGGGCGCGTAACTGTTTTTAATGCCCCCCATATGATCTATATTAAAAAAGATAAGCTGCATGAACTTGTTGCGTTGGAAGACGACACAATAGCTTTTTGCATACACGCGCTAAGAGATGGTGAAGGTGTAGATGATATTTTGGACCCTGACAGCATACCAGAGGGAACAGACTTACTAGAGATTGCAAAAAATATAATTCGGAAACCTGAATAGTGAATGCCCAACTTGAGCAAAACAATTTTTTATTTGTTCCTAACTTCATTAGTCAGGAGCGTGCTCAAGATTTAAATTCTTGGTTGTTGTTAGAACGTGATGCTGGACGCCTTATTGATGATCCTCGTTCAAACTATGGTTTATATGGAAAAGCGTACCAAGATGCAATACCTTTTCTAGAGTTGCTTTGTGAAAAAAGAAACGAAGTAACTAATTTAGTTGAGGAATCGGTTCTACCTACGTATTCTTTTTGTATGATTTATGGCCCAGAAAGCCAACTTATAAAACATTTAGATAGACCTGCTTGCGAAATTAGTTTGACTGTACATCTAAACGGCGATGCAGAATGGCCTATTTTTATTAAAAAACCATCTGGTGAAGAAGTATCTTTTAAATTAAACCCTGGAGATGCGGTTATTTATCTGGGATGTATAGCAGAACATTGGCGTGAAAAATTTAATGGGCAAAGTTATAGCCAAGTATTTTTGCACTATGTTCGTAGTAATGGGCCTAACGCCTGGGCATATTTTGATAAAAGAAAATGAATCAATTAAAAGACTACATATTGCTCGTGCCAAACGTAATTCCAAGTGAGTTATGCGATGCTGTACTGTCTGAATATAAAGAATGCGATAGCTGGGTTTCTGCAAATATAGCAAATGGCACAAATTTAAACGTACGGAATTGCCAGACAATAGGTATATCGTTTGACAGCGTTATAGAACAAAATAAAGAAGTAAGACAGAAAATAGATCAAAATCTTTTTAGCTGCGCTGCAAACGCTATAAAAGAATATAGAAACAAATTTGATAAGTGCACGATTGAACAAGACTCTGGTTATGATTTACTTAAGTATGATGTAGGTAATTTTTATGTAATCCATACAGATTCTTTTAAAGACCGGCCCAGAGCAGTGTCTTGTTCATTTGCATTGAATGACGGATATGAAGGTGGTGAGTTTGCGTTTTTTAATCGTGAGCTGGTGTATAAACTAAAAAAAGGTGATGCTCTAATGTTTCCTTCTAATTTTATGTACCCACACGAAATTATGCCCGTGACTAGTGGTACACGGTACTCTATTGTTACTTGGTTTGTATAGGATAAGCCATGACTTTTGGCTTTTCGCCCTACGCTGCAGCACCTTTTGCTGATACTGGTGAGGCTAGTCTTGGTATTTCAGTTCAGTTAACTGGGGTATCGGCTATAGGTGTAGTTGGTACGGCTGCTGTTCAAACAGATAACAACATAGATGTAACAGGTGTAAACGCAGTAGGTGCAGTAGGCACTGTAGAGGTTCAAGCTGGTGGAAGCGTAGATTTAGTTGGCATTAATACGCCATGTTTAGTTGGCACTGTAGATGTAGAAGCCGACAGTAATCTTGCTTTGACTGGTGTAAATGCAGTTGGCGTTATTGGCGATGTAGACGTTCAAATTAATGCAGATGTGCTTGTTACTGGTGTTAGTTCGGCAGTTCAATTAGGAAACGTAGAAGTTACTGGCACTGCGGTTGTTGATTTAGTCGGTGTTACGGCTATTGGGGTTGTTGGAACCGTAACTGCCGCGGCTAATGCAGATGTTAACGTGACTGGGGTATCTTCAGTCGTTAATTTAGGTAACGTAACTGTAATTGGTGGAGCAGTTGTTAATCCTACTGGGGTAGTAACCGTTGGTAGAATAGGCGATGTTTCGGTAAATACCGATCAAATTATTGATGTTACTGGGGTTAGCGCAGTAACTAGACTTGGTAACGTAGAAGCTGCGGCTAGTGCTGATGTTAACGTAACAGGCGTGTCTGCTATTGGCGTAGTAGGAACCGTTAGCACCGCTGCAAACGCTAATGTTAATTTGACTGGTGTTAGAACCGTTGTTAGACTAAATAAACAAAACGTTTGGGGCTTAGTAAATACTGCGCAGACCCCAAATTGGACAGAAGTAATAGCGGCTTAAGGATAAATTATGGCAAGTACATATTCACCAAGTTTAAAAATAACCCTGATGGGGGATGGCGATCAATCAGGTCTTTGGGGTCAAACTACCAATGTAAACCTAGGCACTTTGATTGAACAGGCTATTACTGGTGTTACTTCAATAGTCATGTCCGATGCTAACTACACCTTAACTAATTTTGATGGTGTATCAAACGAAGCTAGAAACGCGGTTTTAGTAGTTACTGGAACAAATAATGCAGTCAGAGACTTGATTCCACCAGTCGTTAAAAAACTATATGTTGTTGCAAACAATACTTCGGGCGGCTACGCAATCCGGGTCATAGGGGCTTCTGGTACGGGTGTGTCTATAGCTAGTGGTGCTACTCAAGTTGTTTACTGTGACGGAACTAATTTTATTGCAGCGTCTGGGGCTTTTACTAACGGAGCTGTTTTAAATGTGCCTAGTGGTGGTACAGGACAAAGCACATTAACTGCTAATAACGTTATTCTCGGTAATGGTACTTCTCCAGTTACTTTTGTATCTCCATCAGTATCAGGAAATTTTTTACGTTCTAACGGAACTACTTGGGAATCAGCAGCACCTCCTGGTGCCGAATTTAGTTCGGGTACCAGAATGACATTTAATCAAACCGCTGCCCCAACTGGTTGGACTAAAGATACAAGTGTTGATAATGCTGCGTTTAGATTAGTTAGTGGGTCTGTTAGTTCTGGGGGCACTTTAAACTTTAGCGCAGTATTTGCTGCTTCATCTAGCACGGTTCCTGCTGGTTCAGTATCTATTAGTTCTATTGCTGGTTCAGCAGGTGCAACTACCTTAAGCACACCTCAGATCCCAAGCCACAGCCATTCTGGTGGAGTTAGTAGTACCATTAGTCGTGCTGGCCCAACCAAATTTGACCCTGGTGCTCCAGCTTTTAACCCCCCATCAGTTGATACAGGTACTACAGGCGGTGGCGGTTCACATACACATCCGTTCTCATTTAGTTCTGGTTCAGCTAGTTTTACTGGCACTGCCCTAGATCTTGCTGTCAAGTATGTTGATTTAATTATTGCTCAGAAAAACTAAGGAATAAACATGATTAAAACTATTCAAGACTCCATGGAAGACGGCGAATTTAAGCCACGCCATACTGTTGAAATCTACTGCCCTAACTGCAGTCGAGACGTAGACGAAACCGAACTGGCTATGAAAGTATGCGGTGACTGCGGGTTTGACCTATCAAATCCTGAACAGCACGTAGCTATTGTGGTAGCTAATTTATCGTCTGGCGGTCAGACGCTTTAAGGTTATGGCTGGAAAGTTAAATGCAGACGATACGCTGACTAAAGTATTAGCGTATGTAGATTCACCATTTAAGCTGTTTGCCATTGTTTTGATGGCTGTTTTTGCATTTACGGGCTACATTATTTATGACCACAAAGAGTTAATTGTCGGTACTTACAAGGAAAGCCAAAAGCTACCTAGTATTAACAAAGACAGAGTTGATGAGGTAGCGGTTCATTTGTTTAAAACGACCGATGCAACTGTAGTAACAATATTCAAAGTTAATCCTTTGCTTGCTACTCGAATACAGTACCGTGCTTACACAACAAATGGTCGGGATAAAACAAACGATGGCTTAGACGTAGGGTTGTTTACAAGTAATCAAAAGAACAATGAAGATGTAGTAGCTTTAATGGCTGGCAATATACCTTGTGGTGAATACAAAACGGCTCAGTCAGAAATTGGGTTGTGGTATTTAGAAAAAGGGATGAGATACGGTTGCAGAATTAGTGTGCCGCCTGACCCTAGTAAATTTGTAGGACAGATTACGGTTGGCTGGGAAAAACAACCAGCAGATTTAGAACAAACAAGAGCAATGCTTTTTATTGCAGCAACTATGTTATCGAGGAAAAAATAATGCTAGGACTAGACACCATCGTTGGCGTAGGAATGAAGCTAATTGACAAGCTGATCCCTGATCCAGCCGCTAAAGCACAAGCCCAGTTAGAACTTGCCAAACTTGCCCAAGATGGCAAATTAGCCGAAATACAAGCTGATACCGCAGAATCCCAAGAAGTCACCAAACGGGCGCAAGCGGACATGGCAAGCGATTCTTGGCTGTCAAAGAACATTCGCCCAATGACTTTAATCTTTATCCTTGGTGGCTATTTTGTGTTTGCCATGATGAGTGCTTTTGGCAACAACGCTAACGAGAAGTATGTAGAACTGCTGGGTCAGTGGGGCATGCTTGTGATGTCGTTCTACTTTGGCGGTCGTACCCTTGAGAAGATTATGGACATGAAGTCGAAAGAAAAAGATGCAAAGTAATTTTGAAACCTGCCTAGCAAAGATGCTTGCCCACGAGGGCGGCTTTGTAAACCATCCGCAAGACCCTGGAGGTATGACCAATCTAGGCGTTACAAAACGAGTTTGGGAAGAATGGGTAGGTCACGAGGTTGACGAGAAACAGATGCGGGCGCTTACCCCTGAAACCGTTGCACCACTTTATAAAAGGAAATACTGGGATGCTTGCCGAGCTGATGATCTTGTGGCTGGGGTTGACTACTGTGTTTTTGACGTCGCTGTTAATTCGGGCCCAGGGCGAGCCATTAAGTTTTTGCAGTCGTGTGTTGGTGCTACTGCTGATGGTGGTTTTGGTCCTGCTACTCTCGCCGCCGTAAAAAAAGCGGAAGAAGACCCAGCACGATTAGTAGAACTCTATTGCGCTAAACGGTTAGAGTTCTTACAATCACTAAAGACCTTTGAAACCTTTGGTAAGGGCTGGTCAAGGCGCGTTGCCGAGGTCAAAGAAGAAGCACTCAAAATGTTAGGGTAAACCCCATGCCGTTACAGAAACTACAATTCCGTCCAGGAATTAACCGAGAAGGTACCGATTACAGTAACGAGGGTGGTTACTTCGACTGTGACAAGGTACGCTTTCGTTCTGGTTTTCCTGAGAAGATTGGCGGCTGGACTCGGATGGCAAGTGCCCAGTTTCTGGGGTATGCCCGCTCGTTATGGAATTGGATTGCATTAAACAGTTCTAACTATTTAGGTGTTGGCACTGAAATTAAGTATTATATTGAGCAGGGCGGTACATACAATGACATTACGCCTGTTGTGTTTACCTCTGCAAACGTGGCTAATGCGTTTACGATTACTAACGGGTCAAACGTACTTACGATAGTTGATTCCTCCTACCAGCCAAACGTAGGCGATTATTTAACCATCTCAAATGCAGCCACAATCAGTACTAGCAACATAACTGCTGCGGTTTTAAATCAAGAGTACTCGATTACGACTAGGATTAATACTACAGCCTATACCGTGACAATGAGTGTTACAGCCAATCTTTCTGCGACTGGCGGAGGGGCTGCTACTGATATTGCTTACCAACAACCTGTTGGTCTTAATACATACACCATAGGTACGGGGTGGGGTGCAGGTCCTTGGCCTGTTACAGGCATAACAACTAACCTAACCAACCCTTTTACTACAACTAATGGCAGTAATTCTGTCGTAGTAACCCAGACAGCCCACGGTTTAACTAACGGGCAAGCGGTTATTTTTTCCAATGCTGCAAATACGGGCGGGGTTTCATCTGTTCTTTTAAATACCTTGTTTTACCCCACGGTGGCTAATGCCAATGCATACACCATCACTGTTCAGGCTAATGCCACGTCTAACGTAGCTGGGGGCGGGGGTAACGTTATTGCCTATACTGAAACAGGTACTCGTGGTTGGGGTGAAGGCTTTACATCAGGTATTGGGCAACAGCTGCGCCTTTGGTCTAATGATAACTACGGACAAGACCTTGTAATTGCACCCCGTGGGGGAAGTGTTTTTTACTGGACAGCGGCTAATGGGCTTGCTACCCGCGCAGAACCTTTATCTAAATTGTCTACCGACAAAGGGTTTGACGGCACTCGCGTCCCAACGCAAACTAATCAGGTAGTAGCTTCGGCAATTCAGCGGTTTGTTATTTGTATGGGCGCTAACCCGTATGACCCAGTAACAGCAGCTACCACGTTTGACCCAATGCTGGTGCGCTGGTCAGATCAAGAAAACCCGTACGAGTGGGTTCCAGACGTAACAAACCAGTCAGGCGAGTTTAGGCTTTCTAGCGGCTCATTTATTATGTGCGCCCGCAATACCCGTCAGGAAATCTTGGTTTGGACTGACTCTACCATTTACTCGATGCAGTACTTAGGACCTCCTTATGTTTGGGGCTTTCAAGTATTGCAAGACAACATCTCCATCATGTCACCAAATGCGGCGATTACAGTAAATAACGTAACTTACTGGATGGGTGTGGATAAGTTCTATATCTATTCAGGCCGAGTAGAAACCCTACCTTGCTCGCTTTGGCAATACATCTTTAATGACATTAATAAGGAACAGGCGTTCCAGGTGTTTTGCGGCACAAACGAAGGTTATAGCGAAATCTGGTGGTTCTATTGCTCACAAGGTTCAAACGACATTGACAAGTACGTTATCTTTAACTACTTAGAGCGCAGTTGGTATTACGGCACTATGGCTAGAACGGCTTGGCTTGATTCGGGTATTCGCCAGTATCCAATGGCTGCAGACTATAACAGTCGGATGCTGTTTCATGAGAGTGCAGTAGACGACGTGTCAGGTTTAGAGCCTGTACCTATTAATGCTTATGTTCAGTCTTCGGACTTTGACATCGGTGACGGACATAACTTTGGCTTTGTGTGGCGCATCCTGCCAGATATTAATTTTACTGGGTCAAACGTAAATCAGCCGTCGGTAACAATGACAGTCAAACCACGCCAAAACTCAGGAGCCCCATACGGCACGGCTAATAGCCCTAGGGTATTAAGCAGTGACAATTACTCCAGCGTAAGCGTCTACAACATCCAAGAGTTTACGGGTCAGGTATATACCCGTCTGCGGGGCCGCCAGCTTGCTTTTAGGATTGAGTCAAATACTCTGGGTGTGGCATGGCAGTTAGGTAGCCCACGAATTGATATTCGCAACGACGGACGTAGGTAATGGCTGTCAACCCACAAATAAAGACCCTTGATCTTAGGCCGCCAAAAGCTCCTAACTTATTGATTGCGCCAGTAGATTACCGTCAGGCGTACCTTGACCAGCTTAATAACGCTTTGCGTTTATATTTCAACCAGATTGATAACGGCTTAAGTTCTTTATTTTCGAATACTGGCGGGGCTGGGCTTAGTTTGCCCCATATTTCCGCTTCAGATAATGCCGACCAACTTGCTACTGCTTCTAATACACCAACGGAAGTAAAGTGGGATACGCTAGAGTCTGGCTTGGGATGGACACTAAATGCACCTGGAACGGCTACGGCAAATGTTCCTGGTATATACACAATAAGATACAGCCTTCAGCTTGCAAATACCGATAATGCCCAGCATGACGCAGCGGTCTGGCTCAAAGTAAATACCTTTGATGTGCCTAGATCTACCACTATATTTACCGTACCAGCTCGCAAAAGTGCGGGAGTTTTTAGCTATGTCTGTGCTTATTCAGAAGCTACGTTTCAAGTAGAGGCTGGCGACACCATATCGCTGTACTGGGCAACTAATCAAGCCTACGATAACTCACCCGCAACAGACGGTGTTTATATCGAATATATTGCAGCGCAAACTAGCCCATATGCAAGACCTGCAGTTCCGTCCGCTATTGGTTCAATTACCTTTGTATCAAGACTTCCAACAACGGTATAACAATGATAAAGTACTACTTAATTTAGGCGAGGTATATCTTATGGGAACCGGTGTAGGCGAGGCGATGTTAATTGGTGCTGCTGTCGGAGCGACGGCAGGTGGCGCTGGTGCGGCTATTCAAGGTGGAGACCCACTTAAAGGTGCGTTATTAGGTGGCGCTATGGGAGGCGTTGGTGGCGGTCTAGGAGCCGGTTTTGGTGCGGCTGGTGGAACTGCTGCGGGGGGTACTTCAGGGGTTACGGCGGGGGGTACTTCAGGTGCCGCTGCTGGTGGGGCTAGTGGAACTGCGGTTGGGTCTCTTTCTCCTACCGTTACTAGTTTGGCTGGTTCTGCCACACCTTCTACTTTTGGCGCTTTTTCTCCTGCTGTTACTAGTGGTATTGGCGCAGCGGTTCCTACGGGTGGTACTGTTGGGGCTCTTGCTGCACCTACAGGCGGTATTGCTGGTTTAGCTGTTCCTACAGGTAGCGCCCTTGCTGGTACAGGTGCTGGGGCTGTTGGTGGTACAGGTGGTGCTATGGCTGGTAACTTTACTGGTTTTGCCCCTGCTCTATCTAATACCGCTTTAGCCACTATTGGCGGTACTTCTTTACTTGGCGGCTTAATGCAGGCTGAGCGGGATGATTTTGGTATTCCTGCGCAAGAAGACTATGTAAGCAGTTTTGACCCTTCTAAATTTAAACGATCTGAGCCTACCTACGCCCCAGGAAGTGTTTATCGCCCTGAGTATAGGGACTATACAACTGCGGCTGAAGGCGGCATTATGAAGTTAGCCAATGGGGGTCCAGTTGAGCGCATGAGCCAAATGAACACGGCTATGAACCCCCAAGGTGGCTTGTACCCACAAGGAATGATTGATAAGACCCAGTACGCTACCCCTACCCAGCGTCCAGTAAGTGCAGAATTAATGACGGAAACCCCCGCCTATGAGCGGTCTAACCCGATGCTAATGGCTGAAGGTGGTATTGCAGGAATTCTAGAATCTGCCAAAGCTCAAGGATTAACTCCAGAAGCGTATCAAAATATATATGGTCGAGGCAATGCCATTATCGAAATGGAAAAAGCCCTTAAAGAAGGCAAGATGGTTAACTTAGCTAGTGGGGGTATTTCTTCTTTAGGAGGGTATTCAGATGGCGGCAGAATGCTTAAAGGACCTGGCGATGGTATGTCTGATTCTATTCCTGGGGTTATTGCTGGTAAACAGCCCGCCCGACTGGCTGACGGGGAGTTCGTGGTTCCTGCTGATGTTGTCTCTCATTTAGGCAATGGCTCTACAGATGCTGGTGCTAAACAGTTATACGCCATGATGGACAAAGTACGCAAAGCTAGGACAGGTAAAAAGAAACAAGCCCCAGCAGTTAAAGCTAACCGTTACATGCCTGCCTAATGGACTTAAAGATTCAGCCAGTTGGAATTGATTACGTATCACAGACTTGGCCTTTTGTAGAAACATATTTGAAGGAAGCGTTAGAAAAAGGAGAACCGGTACCTGAGTGGAGCGATAATTACGACATTTCCCATGTACAAGGCTTTTTGACTTCGGGCTTATGGACGTTGTTAGTTGCTACAGATGATAGTAACCAAGTGCACGGGGCGGCAACTGTGTCATTTGCTAATTATCCTAAGAACCGAGTCGCTTTTATAACGCTTATTGGTGGAAAATTAATATCTAATAAAGATACGTTTGAACAGATGAGCAACATATTAAGACATGCAGGAGCAACAAAGATTCAAGGAATGGCTCGTCCCGCTATAGCCAGATTGTGGAAGCGGTATGGGTTTGAAGAACGCACTACTTTAGTGGAAGTAAAACTATGAAACACTATTCTCGCCGTGAACTGTACGCTTTAGGGGAACCCCTAGGTGAATCCGTAACCCAAGTCAAAGTTG